TGCCAAGCGGTGCTTAAAAAGCATTGGCCTAACGCTAAGATATATGGTGACATCAGGGAACTTACAAGGGAAAGGTTTATTGCCGACTCCAACGAGTGCGGACACATTCACGGACAATCTAAAAAGCAGTCAGCAAAAGGACACTACCAAGCACAGCGTGAACTTAAGTCAAGCCCTGGGCCATCCAGCTTATGTGACATCATCACCGGCGGATTTCCCTGCCAGCCATTCTCTAACGCCGGACTTAGAAAGGGAACGGAAGATGACCGCCATCTCTGGCCAGAAATGCTTAGAGTCATTCAAGAGTTTTCCCCGATATGGGTTGTGGGCGAGAACGTTCGCGGATTTACTAATTGGAATGAGGGGATGGTATTCGAGCAGGTGCAGACTGACTTGGAAGCTATCGGCTATGAAGTCCAATCGTTTATTCTTCCAGCTGTCGCCGTCAACGCTCCCCATAGACGAGATAGGGTCTGGATTGTTGGGTACTCCAAGAGTCGTGCAAGCAATACGGTCGGAAAGATTTGCGAAAGGCAGAGTGCCAACAGCTCAAGAAGCAATATCCCTCATACCGACTCCGCAAGCGATAGATGGAAGCGGACAGGGCAGACCGCTAAGGATGAAAAAGGATATGCCACGCGATCCGAGCAAACCGGGGAATTGGCGAGGGGATTTGAAAGACCACATATCGCTACTGCCAACAGTAAGAGCAAGAGAGGGAAATGCAGGAAGTCCGGGAAGTCCGGGAAGTCTTCACAACTACAAGAAAAATTATTTGGATGGGACAATTCAAGAGAGTGGGATAAAAACTGGGTTGACGTTGCAACCGAACTTTGTAGAGTGGATGATGGGCTACCCGTTGAACTGGACGGACTTAAATTGTCTAAGTCAAAACACCGGGCCGAAAGATTAAAGGGATTAGGAAACGCAATCGTTCCGCAAGTCGCTATGCAAATATTTAATTCAATAAAAATATATGAAGAAAATACCAAAAAAAATTGTTAAAAAAGTTAAAAAATCTCCCGAAACCATTGAAGCAAGATTCCAGTTAGACGAACTGAGAATGCTTAAACTCCAATGGCAAGCGAAAATGAGCGTGACAAAGATTTTGCCTAAGTCATATCACGACTACAAAATCGTAATGCTCTTAGACGAATCTCCTTATTTAAAGTCTATTGCTGATTATGAGTTAGAAAGAAAGCAGATTGGTCATGGACAGCAAACACTACTCCCTGAAATGATGGAAGCGCGCAAGACCGAAATACACGACCTAATCGTGGAAGAACGCCAACGCCTTGAAAAGAAGCGTGAGGAATGTAAGAATATTGAATTTATCGGCGAAGTTAAAGAATTAAAATATAAAGACGGCGACACCATCTTTACCCTACGCCTGCCTGATAACGTGATTGAAGAAATTAATCAGATGAAATTCCTTTTTGTGAACTACAAAATTGAACTCACGCCAAAATATGATTAGCGTAATAATTCCGGTTTATAACAATCTATTTTTTACCCAGCAGATCATCGGCCTTATTCAGCAGACGACAAAATGTGATTATGAGATAATAATTGTAGATAACGGAAGCACCGAGCCGGGAATGTCCGGATATCTTGAGTGGCTTGATAGTACAAGTAAATTTCCTAATCAGTTAGAATATGATGATTATTATAGGGTTTATGGAAAAATAAAAGTTATCAGAAACGAAAAAAATCTTGGTGTTGCTAAAGCATGGAACATTGGCATTAAAAATTCTGAGGGGGAATTGATAGCTATTTTAAATAATGACATTTTAATCGGAAACGACTGCTTGGAAAGAATGGCGAAAGTTTTATCAGAAAATCCTGATGTCTGGTGTTTAAGTCCAGCCTTTACGCGCCTGACAATGCCTGAAAATTGGCACGAGATGGAACTCAAACAGAGATATGCTCCGCAACAAATAGTAACCGGCGGAAAAGGATTTTTCTTTATGTTTAGGCGCGACGTGATGGCAAAACTTGAAAAGCCAAAAGAGGGGTTTTTTATAGACGAGCAATTCGGAATGCTCTGGTACGAAGACACCGATTTATGGAAAAGATTTGAAAAAGCTGGTCATCCGGCGATGTCAGTTAATAATATTCTGATTCATCATTTTGAAAGCAAGACGATCGCCTTAATAGACAATGCTGGGAAATATAAAGCCGAGAATCGAGAAAAGTTTAATAAAAAATATAATATTGAAAATGTATGACAGAGCCAATTTTTACCGGCGAGCGCGTTGTTCCGAATAACACCTGCCACGCGCAAACAATGGCCGAGCATTTAATTCGGTACGCTTTTGCGACCAGATACGCCAAAGTGGGCAAAATTTTAGATGTCGCCTGCGGTACTGGCTACGGTTTAAAAATAATGGGAATGCTGGGGGCTGAAAAATACGGTGGCGATATAGATAGTAAATCAGTAGGTTTTGCCAACGATTTTGTCTACAGCGATGAAGATAAAAACGGGACATGCAGAATATTAAATTTTGAAGACAAAAGTGACGGAATTGATTATTTTTTTGGTAAAAAAGAAATTGACTTGATAACCAGTTTTGAAACCATAGAACATTTAGAAGACCCCAATTTATTTTTACAGGGAATTAAAGACTGCCTGAAAGATGACGGAAAATTTGTTTATTCAATTCCCCTCGTCAATCCGAGCAAGTACCATAAGGTCGTTTACACTTTTCAAGAAGCCTACGACATAATAACGAAATACTTTGACCATGAGGAAATCTTTATCCAAGAGGGCGTGGAACTGGTCAATTTTGAACGAGTCAAAGGGAATTTAGATAATTTAAATAAGCGTGGCATTTTCATTATTGGAGTTTGCCACAAGAAAAAATAATATGACTATTAGAAAAAATCGCAGGTATATAATGCTTATATCTACACAATCACCATCATGGGATTCGGAAGCAGAAAATATCAGAAAGACGTTAGAGAAAGAGAACATCGAAATAGTAAAAATTATCCCCATGAACAAGTTTAATGGCGTTGATTTTATAGGGATTGGTGAAGATAGAAAAAAATAAAATGAAAATCTCTTATATCATAACAACATTTAACCGCTACGATACTCTGATTAAGCATTTAAATAGCGATTTATTTCAACGATATTCTAAGCAGGAAGTAGAAATAATTGTGGCCGATGACGGAACGGAATATACGACCGAGCAAGGATTAGAAATTTTAAAATTAGCTGATAAATTAGTTAGAACAGGAAACACCGATAAGGCTACACCGTCGGTGGCAAGAAATATGGGAATTGCGGCCGCGACAGGAGAGTTGCTTATATTCGCTGATGATGACTGTCTGCCTCACCCTGAATTGATAGAGGAATATAAAAAGACAAAACGTGGTTATTGTTCGGTAGGATATCGCAGTAGTTTTCCTGCCAGTTTAGAAAAAGACGTCAAAAATTTTGACCCAGAGAAAGACTTAGAGCAGGGAAATCCGCAGCAATATTGGATAAGAGAAAAAAATAATGCTTTTATATGGCATCATTTCTCATCGGGAAGTTTTGCCATTTGGCGCGAAGATTTAGGCGAGGTCAGATTTGACGAGGATTTTGTCGGATATGGATTAGAAGATAGACACTTCGGATGGTTACTCGCCGGCATAGGGATAAAGTTTGAATTTCTTTATACGGCCATTATTTATCACGATCACGCCGCGCCGAACAGACCAAGAAGCCAAAAAAATGAAGAACTGCAAATAAATAAAAGATTATTCTATGGAAAAATTAAAGAGTAAAATTTTATTTGTTCCATTTTATATCCAATGTCCGCAACATCGTACGGCCGCGAGCGCGCGAATCAGGGCGGAGTGGCCGGCAAAATATCTTGGCGCAGAGGTGGCTGACGAGGGAACGGATTTAAGACAATACGATTTGATAATTTTTCAAAAATGTTTTAACCAAAAATTTCAAGAAGTGTCGAGATTTTTAAAAAATAATAATCGTGGAATTAAATTAGCTTTTGATTTATGTGATGCGGAATGGATTAATCGAGAGGAAGAACTGAAAATCATGATAGATTTAATGGATTTTGTGGTTACTTCGACTAATAAAATAAAAAAATGGGTGCAAAGTAATTTCCCTAATAAAATTTGTTATAAGATACCGGACGGCCACGATTTAGAATATTATCAGGAATTTATGGACGGATGCCGTCAGCCATTGAATTATGAAAAAACCCCGATTAATTATATCTGGTACGGCAATAGCGGCACAATTAAGAGCCTAAAGGCTATTTTGCCCACCCTTGAGCGCATAACTGGGAAAGGCGATACATTGACCGTTATAGCCGATGAGCGCGCCAGGGGGCAGGTAGAGAGCCAAAAAATAGGGGTTAAATTCGTTCCATGGACACTTGAAACGGTCAATGATGAGGTTAGAAAGGGCAATATCGTGATTAATCCTCGCATGGACACCAAAGAATACGCCGTAAAGAGCAATAATAAGACGGTTATGGCCTATATTCTTGGCCGGCCCTGCATAGATCGCCTGGTGACCGATGAAAAGGGGTGGATGGCAGATCTAATGAAATTAAGAATGCCACAATTTAGGATAGATGATGTTAACCAAAAAAGGCCTGAATTTATAGCTAAGTATAGCATGGAAACGATAGCCGAACTGTGGAAAAAGACACTTGCTAAAGAACTTGAAAAATGATATAATTTAATTATAAAACACTATGACAAACAAAGAGAAAAAACATCGCCGGTGGATGCATAGCACAGGCAAGAGGATAATCAAAATCGTAAAGACGAAAAAGAAATATTGTCCAATTTTATTTATTCCGCAACTTAATTATTTTACTTGGCAGGATAGATTAAAAAGTTTATTTAATTTTTCCAAGTCTGAATTACCAACAAAAATTATTTATAAAAATCGGCAAATGAATTTGTCGAATAACTAACACCAATATGAACAGAGCAACGCTAATCGGCAACCTTGCAAAGGATGTCGAATTAAAAACAACGCCAAGCGGCAGGTCGGTCGCATCATGCGCAATCGCGACAAATAAAGTATGGAAAGACCAACAGGGTCAGCAACAGAAAAAAACCGAATTTCATAATTTGGTTATCTGGGGAAAATTGGCCGAAACATTTTCTAAATATTTAAAGAAAGGCAGTAAGGTTTTAGTCGAGGGTGAATTGCAGACAAGAAATTGGACAGAAAAAGACGGAGTTAAAAGATACGTGACGGAAATAGTGGTTAATAATTTTGAGTTTTTAACGACTGCTACGCCTAAGCCGGTAGAAATAAAACCAGTCGCATCGTCAACTCCTGCCGCGCCGGAATCAATCGTTGATTTTCCCGAAGAAGAAATGGCCGGGGATGATGAGATAAGGGTCGAAAATATCCCTTTTTAATTATATGGATGAGAAAATAATTTGGCATAACGAAATCAGAAAAGTATCGGAATTAATACCAAGCGATTATAATCCGCGGAAAATTAGTTTAGTTAAAAAAGAAGAACTTAAAAAAAGTCTTGAAAAGCTCGGCATGATAATGCCGATTATTATCAACACTAATAACCGATTAGTCGGAGGCCATCAAAGATTGGCATTATTAGCAGACATCGGGATTGAGGAAGTAGACGTTCGCGTTCCAAATCGTGCCTTAACAGACGAGGAAGAAAAAGAAGCGAACTTAACGACTAATATATCTAAAGGCGAATTTGACTGGGATAAACTTCTTGAAAATTTTAGTTTTGATATTATGTCGTCCGCCGGATTTGGCGAGAAAGAAATAAGCGACCAAATGGATTTAAGAAATTTAATTGACGAGAAAGAAGAAAAATTTGATATAGATAAAGAACTAAAAAATATTGTCGTCCCTAAAGTTAATAAGGGCGATATTTTTATTTTAGGAAAGCACAGGATGATGTGCGGCGATAGTGTCGATTTGGAAGATATTAAAAAATTAATGCAGGAAAGAACAGCTAAAATGATATTCACCGATCCGCCGTACAATGTAAATTATAAAGGCGCAGGCGAAAATACCAGCGAGGGAATCAAGAACGACCACATGACCCCAGAAATGTTCGAAGATTTTATGAATAAAGTCTTCGTATCGATGGAATCAATTTTGTCAGGGGGGGGGGGCTTATTACGTGTGTTCCGGGTGGAGTAGCTATCCGAGTTTTCATAAATGTATTCAGAATGCTGGTTTATATTTTTCTGGGGTTATTATTTGGGTAAAAGATAATGCCAGCTACGGATGGAACGACTATCGCTATAAGCACGAGTGGATAGCTAAGGGAAAGAAAGTCACGAAGTCAAAGGCCGTTTCGGTTTTATATGGTTGGAAAGAGGGAACGCATTATTTTAGAGATACGCGCGACGAATATGACGTCTGGGATATGCCGCGTAAAGCATCGAGCCAATATGTCCATCCGACCGAAAAGCCAGAATGGATAATAATGAAAGCGATTAAAAACTCCAGCTTTGTAAACGATGTCGTGGCTGATTTATTCGGCGGAAGCGGATCTACACTAATGGCGGCGCATAAGACCGGGCGCATCGGGTACACGATGGAACTCGACGAAAAATATTGTCAGGTTATTCTTGAACGCTGGGATCGGTATACCAAACAAGAAGCGATAAGAGAGAGCGACGGCCGGAAATGGTCGGAAATTAAAAAAGATTAATATATGGAAGTGGGAAAATATACATACGGAAAGCCTATCGTTTTCAGAGGGCGCGGTGCTGGTAGTTTAAAAATAGGTAAATTTTGCTCGATATCGAATGAAGTCGTTATTTTACTTGGCCGAGAACACCGGAAAGATTGGATAACGACTTATCCATTCCCGGCGTTCGGCGGCGACTGGCCCGAAGCGCAGGAAATTAAAGAATTTGAAGTCGGAAAGGGCGATATAATAATCGGAAATGACGTGTGGGTCTGCTATGGGGCGACAATATTATCTGGCGTGACCATAGGCGATGGTGCGGTAATAGGCGCGCGCGCGGTAGTCACGAAAGATGTCGCGCCTTACGCGATCGTAGCCGGAAATCCGGCGCGAGAGATAGGTAAGAGATTTGATGAAGAAACTATTAAAAAACTTCTTGATTTAAAATGGTGGGATTGGTCAGAGGAACGGATACGAGCCGATATTAAATTACTTTGTAGTTCAGAGATAGAAAAATTATGAAAATTATATCACCATTATTAGTTAGTCTTCCGAGAAAGACAAAACCAGCCAAGAAAATATATCTTAATTTGAACGTTTATCGAAACCTGCACTTTATTTTAAATAACCAGGCCAAAGAGATATATTGCGGATTAATGGAAAATCAATTATCGGGGAAAAATTTTGATAAACCGATAGACATTACTTTTACACTTTTTAAAGGAAGAAACGCTCGAGTAGATAGATCAAATATTCTGTCGGTAGTAGAGAAATTTTTTTGCGACGCGCTTGTTCATCATCAATGCATCCCGGATGACAACGACGAGTACATCCGCGCCACGCATTATAAAAGCGGTGGATTAGACAGAAAAAATCCAAGAGTAGAGATAGAAATTAATTATTAATATTTATGAAAGTTAAAATTATTGGATATGGCTGGGTGGGAAAAGCAATGAAAAATCTATTCCCTGATGCCTTAATCCACGATCCGCAACAGGGATTAATTTGCGTGGAAAAATGTGATGTGGCATTTATTTGCGTTCCGACTCCGCTAAAAGACGGGAAACTCGATACGTCTATAGTCGAGGAAGTAATAAAAAATTGCCATGAAGAATTGATTATTTGCCGGTCAACTGTAATGCCGGGAACGTGCGACAAGCTGGAAACGTACGGAAAAAACATCGTTTTTCAACCTGAATATTTAGGAGAAACGGTCAACCACCCGATGACCGATCAGAAATGCCGCATGTTTATGGTTTTAGGTGGCCGTCCAGAGAATAGACGAAAGGCAATAGAACTTTATCAGAAATGCTACAACGCCAATATTAATATTCGGCAGGTGACTAATTACGAAGCCGAAATAATAAAGCTAACCGAGAACAGAGCAATCGCCTATAAGGTCGCGCAATGCCAAGAATTATACGATGTTTGCCAGGCAGCAGGGGTTGATTATTATACGATTTTGAACGCGGTTTATGGAGATGATTTTCGGTTTAATTTATGGTTTACGTTCGTCTATCCGGACGCGCGCGGATTTAAGTCAAAGTGTATTCCGAAAGACGTCTACGGCTGGGCGTCCTGGGCCGAAAGCGTGGGATATAGACCGGAATTAACCATAAAATTATTAGCCGAAAATGAAAAATTAATTAATAAATAACCATATGAGCGACAAATATATCGTCCGAGTAATTAGAAAAAGAACAGTCCAATCAGACTTGACCGCTGGGACTAAAGAAGAAGTAGACCAAATATACGAACAAGAATTTGATAAATTAGAGGTCGGGGAATTAGCCGTTTTACTTAACCGCAAAGATGGACAGCAAAAAGATAAAGAATCTATTAAGGCTTAATATCTATGGGCAGCGGAAAAGGACATCGTCAGTTTAAACAATTAAAGCGAGAAATATTCAATAGCGATCAGAAATTCCCAGGATATCCGCACCGCCGCCATAGGAAAGACCGGCCGGCATTCAGGCAGTCAGAAGTAAGACGGATTAAGGAAATGGCGCACATAGAAACGTTAACCGAAGAATTAAGCGAAATCATATGAATTTAATCGGTTGTATCTGCGGCGGAAGTTTAGAGTTAGACCTTGAGGAATCGAGGAAACACAATACTCAGGCCGTCCATGCCTGCCTAAGATGCGGAAGAATATATATTCTGCAATTAATCGGCGAAAAGCCAAGAGGATGGATGACCAAGAAGAAACTGGAAAATCAAAAATTAATTCAATCAATACCATTTTAACCTTATGCAACCTACGGCCTTAGATGAAAACTGGATAAATTACGAAAAGGCCTTAAAAAACCTCGAACTAAAGAAAAAGAAAGGTTCGAAAGGGGACGTAAGACTGGCCGAGCAGAACGTAGCCTGGCTAAAGACTAAATTAAAATAACTTTAAATTTATGGGCAAGCAATCATTCGGGGAATTAGTCAGAGATATTATCGCTTATGCGTCATTTGGAGTCTTCCTGTGGGCGATAAAGATGACCAGGGATGAGTATTGGTATGAGGTTTACAAGCAAGAGAGAAGCCGGATGTGTGTAGATTGAGATTAAAGTTTGATTAAAAGCAATATTTTATTTAAAATTAGTAAAGAGAGGGATTAAAAAATTGGGAAAAATCTTTTTTGGATATAGACCAATATCGTATTTATGTCTAAGGGAAAATTAAATTGGAAAAATTTATTAACTAACCATTGCCCGAAGTGCAGTAGCGGAATCTGGGCGGAAGATGACGGGGTGACTTGTAAAAATTCGGCGTGCAATTTCTTTATCACTAAAAATCGTTTAGAAGAATTAAAAGATGAGTTCGGCCGCAAAGATAGAGCCTTAGAATTTGAGGGTTACGGAGAGAACATGGGAATGGATTAATTTTATGGCATCATACGGACAGGAAAAAACTAAAGAATTTTTATCAATGATTCGGCAAGTGCTTGTCAATAAGCCGGGTGTCACGAATATTCAAATCCAAAAAGCATTAGAAGATAATGGCGTTAAATTAAATCATCAATACGTTGGAAAATTAGTCAGGAAAATCCGCAACGAGAGATATACTCGATTTGATAATCAGACAGTTAAAAAAGTTTTAGCAGAATTTGAAGATTTTATTGAGGACACGAGCCAGAAATTATTAAAAGTTTATAGCACGTCAAAATTAGACATGGCGAAAATTATCGCCTTAGACACCAGGGTTAAGCATTATAATATTTTATTGGACAAATTGTTTGACGCCGGAGTCTTCGAAAGAAAGCTCGGCACGATAGAGGGTAAATATACTAACGTGGCCCAGGTACTTAAAATTTTAAAAGATGAACGAGATCAGCAAAGAAAACTTAAACGAAGTGGCAATGGAGATGGCGACATCGCCAGACTTCCAGCCGAATCAGTTGACACCGGGCCAGAGGGAACTATTGGACGCGGCGAGGGCGCATGATGACTTCGGCTATTTTGTCAGGGAAATATTCTCAATGTCCTTTCCGACTTTTATTAGAGGGGAATTTATAGACGAACTCTGCGAATGGATGAATGACAACGACTGGTTTATGCGTGTGTCCGCTAAAGACCATTTTAAATCAACCAGTCTTTATGCCGACTTCATGTGGCGATTATGGCGGCACGCTTACGAAAACAAAGAGTATCACTATTTTTCATACCAAGAGATGATGGCTGGTTATCACATCAGCAAAATTAAACGGCTCATTTTCAACAATCCATGGTTCGCGCAATGTACCGATTTAAAGCCAACGGCGGAATCGGTTTGTTCTTATAGTTGGGATTATGACGGACACAAGACGATTTATACTATGATCACCTTAGAACCGCACGGCTTGCTCGCCTTTAAGCGCGGTATTCATTGCGATGGCGTATACGTAGACGACCCTTTCCAAGACCCAGACAACGCAATGATTTTGACGAAAATAGAAAAGATTAACAAAATTGTCAAGACTCAGATATTGGATATGCCTAAGCGCGGCGGTTTTTGTAAGATAGTCGGAACGCCGCAGACGACTGCCGATTTCTTCTTCGATAAAGAAATGGCCAAGAAGTTCGCGGTTATCATTCAGCCGGCCGAGAAAGACCCAGTTAATAAAATTCCTTTATGGCCAGAACATATGACGTGGGATGACCTGCAACAAAGAAAAGCCTTGCGCGGGGCGAAGATTTATAACCAGGAATATCTCTGCTCGCCAGTTTATTCCGAGAATAGTTTTTTTAAAGAGGAAGAATTAATCCCTGTGATTAACCCGGATTTGTTAAATCGGTCAATCTTTGATATAATAAAAGGGCCAGAGAATTTTGACACGATAGGCGGTTGGGATTTAGGAAAGAAAAGACACCCGGCGCACTTTACAGTCTTTCAAGTCAGGATGGTTGAGGGAATTAAAAAGGCAATCCAAATTCATCAGGTATTTTTTGACGGCTGGGATTACGCCGGCAATGATGATGAGGAGTTTAACCCGGACAGACCAACTCAGATTAGCTACATTAAGCAGGCCATTAAGGCATTTAAAATAGATAAAGTTTTTTGTGATAATACTCGCGGCGAACTGACCACGCTGGAAGAACGAAAAGAATTGCCGAATGAATTAGTCCTTATCACATTTACGAGTAAAGATAAATATTCAATGGCGACCGAATTTGAAAAGGCAGTCAGTCAGAAATTTATAGAACTGCAAAACGACCAAAGAATGATCAGGCAGATACTCCAAGTAACCAACGACCTGCAGGCGGTAGAAACTCACGAGGGACATGGCGATAGTTTCTGGTCAATCGGGTTATGTTTTAAAGGAATTAAAATATCAATAACTTCTCTGTCAGAATTTAAAGAACTGACCGAGGATCAAAACACCAGCGAAGTTTATAAGAAATCTTTTTAAAAATATGGGAATACTCGACAGACTTTTTAGAGAAACACCAGCGGTTAAAGTGCCATCTCTTGACAATGAGCTGGGCGATACCGGGACGACTATTTATAACGGCATGATTGCCGGCGAAGAATATAACGCAGATTTAAGCGGCACGAGTAAGTACCGCGTTTATGATAAAATGAGGAAAGGCGATGCAACCGTGGCTGCCTCGCTTAAAGTTTTGAAACTTCCGTTGCGTTCGGCCAATTGGTATGTCAAGCCTGCTGGGGAAGATGAACTGCAAAAATTACAGGCAGAATTTATAGAATATAATTTAAAAGAAGCCATGTCTAAAACGTGGGACGACTTCTTACGTGAAACCCTTTTAATGCTTGATTATGGGGTTTTTGTTTTTGAAAAGGTTTTTACTAATTTAGAATATAACGGCAAGCAATATATTGGATGGAAGAAATTTGCGTCACGCCATCCAAGAACAATTAACGCCTGGAAAATGAAAGACGGAGTGTCTGACGGGGTAACCCAGGTGACGACCAGCAAAGGCACAATAGAAATACCGATTGAAAAATTATTAATTTTTACAAACGAGAAAGAGGGCGACAATTGGGAAGGCATATCGATACTGCGCTCAGCTTATAAATCGTGGTTTTTTAAAGATATTTTTGAGCAGATAGACGCGATGGCATTTGAACGCCAGGGATTAGGCGTACCATATTGCAAACTTCCGTCCGGATATAAAGACGCCGACCGAACAGCGGCCGTTGAGATAGTTAAAAATTTGCGCGCCAACGAAAAGGCCTATGTCGTTTATCCTGACGGCTACGAGGTGGGATTTATGGACATGGGCGCGGGCAAAGTTCGTGATCCGAAAGCGAGTATTGAATATCACAATCGTCAGATAGTGCTTAATGTTTTAGCGCAGTTCTTAATGCTCGGCGCGACAGGGACAGGCGGAAGCTATGCTTTAAGCGAAGATCAAAGTGACTTCTTCTATGACAGCCTGCAATCGGTCGCCAAAAACATTAAAGACATCGTCAATAAATATGCCATTAAACAATTAATCGATATTAACTGGCCTGGCACAAAAGAATATCCTACTTTAGAAGTGGATGAGATAGGATCAGTCGATAAGGTGGCGTTTGCCAATTCTATTAATTCATTAGTAGGTGCGAATGTTTTAAATCCCGATAAAGACCTTGAGGATTACGTGCGCAAAGAATTAGATTTGCCGGAAGCGATGGAAGCGGACGAAACCCCGGTAGATCAGGCGGCCTTAGACGCTGAAAAAAAAGCCGAGGAAGCGCAGAAAATTATTGACCAGAAAAAAATTGAAGACGCTAAGGTTCAGGCCAGCGAAAGAATTAAAAAAAAAAGTTCAAAAACGCTGAACGAAGAATTTAAGGCGTATCGCGAACTGACATTCGCCGAGAAAAAGGTATCGTTCGGAAATATAAAATATGAACTTGACACGAAAGAATTAGAATTTTCTGAGATATTATCGAAGTCATTTAATGAGGAAAAGAAAAATCTTTTAAAACAATTTAAAGAAGCGATAAGCGAAAAAGATTATTTAAAAATTCAAGATATCTGCATATCGAACAAAAGCCAATACCGCACGGAAATGTTCGAGAAAATGAAACAGATTTATAATTACGGCAAAAATACCGTGTCGGCAGAAATAAACGTACCGACTCCGGCCAGCCCTAAAGAGGACATGGACAGGTTGTTTACTCAGGCGGCCATTATAAGCGATGATCACGAGAGCCGAACGCTCATAAAGGCCAAGATTAAGGCCATAGACGCAATAGCTAAGGGAGTTGACGCGAATAAGGCAATAGGTGACGTGGAAACCGCCTTAAACGAGTCAATAGACGGCTTAGGGCGTCAAGCAGCGTCCATCGTGGCTGTCGGGGCGTTTAACCAGGGCCGGCGGTTTACTCAGAAGCAGAATTTGCCTGATATCTACGCCATGCAAAGAAGTGAACTGCTCGATGAGGTAACATGTGATTTTTGCCTGAGTTTAGACGGCCGAACCGTATCGCCTGATGACCCCTGGGTTAACGAGGATCAGTTTCATTCTAACTGCCGAGGAATATGGGTTGAGATTATGAATAACGAAGCGGAGTTGCCGGAAATAGAAGATGTTCCTAAACTTTTAGATAATCACTATGCCGGCATAAACGATATTAAACCATTAACCGCGCCGAAAGTAGAAAAGGATAGTCCGGCCGCTGATTTGATAAAAGAAGAATATGCGAAAGAAATTGCCTCGCGCGAAGCCAAGATAAAAGAATACGAGGCGCAAGATTTATATCCCGATAGAGTAAAGGCGCATAAAAAGAAAATCGCCAGCATGAAAAAAATATTGAAAAAATTAAAATAACACCAATGATAAACATTAAAAAAATATTTAAGAAAGACATAAGTGATGAAGAAGCCGCGCACTGGGAAGATTACTGCAAACAGACATGGTCGCAAGCGCGAGTTTTAATCGGATTACCTAATAGCGGAAGTTTTGAAGACATGACTGGCGAAAGCCCTTTTAAAAGTTTTATGAAGATGGCGATGTATATCGCGTCTAACATCGAAAGTTCGAAATGGGAAATAAGGACTCTGCCGCGCGCTGTGACTCACGAAGCCAGAAACGCGCTCGCTAAAATGGCCGTGGCCGAGGGGTTTACTCACCTAATGATGATTGACAGCGATCACACGTTCGACAAAGATATCGTTCATAAGTTATTGCTTTATAAAAAAGACATTGTCGGCGTCCGGGCGTATAGACGCGACGCGCCCCATTATCCGTGTATTTTCGTAAAGGACAAAAAAATTGAGGAAACGGAAGCGATGACGTTCGTTGACGCTTGCGATATGGGTCTTATGGTAACGGATACGGTCGGTTTTGGGGCGGTGCTAATTAACGTAGAGGTTCTAAAGAAAATGACCTATCCGTATTTTTACTTTACTAAATCGGGTGAGGATTTCAATTTTTGCCGTGACGCCAGAAAACTCGGATATAAGGTGCATGTTGACACTGATTTGGAAATAGGGCATGTGACTTATAAAATAATACGCCGGGCCGATTACCTGGCCCAGGAAAAGAACGGCGAAATTAGACAGCATGACAAAGATATGGTAGAATTAATTCAGGAAGAAAAGGAAAGTGGAAAAGTAGATTACGATAAAATTAAATTAAAATAAGATACTTTTAAAAAACGCACGGGAAATGCTTGTTGGTGATTCGAAGACCAACAAGAGGGCTATTCCCGTGGTTTTCTTTGAGGTCTAAACTCAAAAAGCGCGCTGGAGTAATCCGGTGCGTTTTTTTCAAAGATATGCCAGAAATAAAAAAGAACAAGAAAGAAAATCAAGCGATACGAACTTTAGTACCGATTGATTTATCATTTGCGGAAGATAAAGCCGGCGGTTATGAACTGCAGGTTTTAAAGCCTGGCCAGTGGGATCATCCAGCTTATGGTATGGTAGAAATTACCCCTGAGATACAGCAAGAATTCGCCGATAATTTTAAAAAAGATTTGCGAGCGCATAGTAGCACAATCGGTTTACCTATAGACGAGGAACATTATAGCGACAGGGGCGCAACCGGTTGGATAAAAGATTTAATCAACAAAGGTAATGAGGGACTCTTTGCCATTGTGGAATGGAACGTAAAAGGTCGAGAACTGATTAAAAACGCGATTTATCGTTTTTTTAGTCCAGAGTTTTATTTCCAATACGAAGACCCGGAAGACCGAAGATTATATAATAATGTTTTAGTCGGTGGCGCGCTGACTAACAGGCCATATTTTAAGGGCTTGAATCCAGTCGTGCTATCCGAAAATTTAATACACAAACATATGGATTTGAAAAAAATCATGGAAAAAGTCTTCGCGGACTTGTCTAATGACGAGAAGTCCTTTATTACTTCTCATTTTAGCGAGTTAGACGAAGCCGGCAAGGAAAAGTTCAAAGAACTTAAGCCTGCTGAAACTGAGGAAGAAAAAAAAGCGCGCGAAGAAAAAGAAGCGGCCGATAAGAAAGCCGCCGAAGAAGCCGAAGCCAAAAAGAAAGAGGAAGAAGAAGCGGCTAAGAAAAAGGCTGATGAAGATGCAGCCGCAGAAGCCGCTAAAAATAACGGCAACAACATTAACATGAGCGAAGCGGCTATTAAAGATTTAAAGGACAAAGCCGATGCTGGTGTTAAAGCGACTGAGGAATTAAAGAAGATAAAAATGTCCGAGAAGATAAGCGGATTTATTTATAGTGAATCTAACGCCGAGAACGGTAAATTGCCGGCGGCTCTAAAAGACAAAGTGACTGAGTTTGCTATGTCTTTAAATGACGCCCAAGCAACGAAGTTCTTCGAGATCGTTAATGCGATGCCAAGTGCTAAATTATTCTCCGAGCTTGGAGAATCTGCGTTGGCTAACAATGACGGTAGCGCAGCCCCGAAAGGCGTAGACGAATATTCTTTCAGTCTTGATTTAAAGGCTAAAGAACTGATGAAAGCTAACGATAAGTTATCTTATCAGAACGCTCTCATCGCGGCCGAAAAAGAGCTGGCCAAAAAATAAGCTCAAAGTTTAATTAATAAAAATTATCTTACCTGTATGGCTCACGAAATTAAATTGTTAGAAGTTCCGTTCGTGGCCGAAAATGCGATGACTGAAAAGTATGTTGTCGTAGAATTAGGCACGAATGCAGGACAAGTCGATTTGCCGGATGGAAACAACGATAAACCGATCGGTATCACTCAGCAAACTGCTGTGGCCGGCGGCGCGGTCGATGTTTGTGTCGCTGGTGTATCGAAAGCGGTTGCGAACGCCCCGATTACTAAAGGCGACTACGTTGTAGGCGTTATTACCACCGGACGCGTTGCGACTGCCCCGGCCATTTCTTCGACTTGGACGGGTACGGCAGCCTCTACCGAACATGTTATCGGTATTGCCTTAGAAGCGGCTGGTGCTGGCGGGGATATTATCTCTGTCTTAATCCGACCGTTCGTAATCGCTCACTAAGTGCGGCGAAGTATCATTTAATTAACTAATCACTCATATGCCTAAAGTAAATGAAGTACACATTGATGCCGCCTTATCCAACGTTCTGTTGGGGTATCATCCGCAGGGTATGATCGCCGAACAAATCTTCCCGGTTGTTTCCGTGAAGAAAGAAAGCGATAAATACTACGAATGGAATAAGGGCGAAGCATTTAGAGTTCCGGACACGACTATGCGCGCGGACGGATCTCGCGCGAAGACCTTAGGGTTTTCGTTAAGCACCTCAACTTATTCCGCCGAGGAATATGCGTTGAACGCCGAAGTAACCGATCGTCAATTAGCGAATGCCGATAGCGTTATCGACTTAAGAGCGTCTAAATCTCGCAGAGTAAAAGACATCTTAATGCTCGATCAGGAAATCAGAGTAGCCACCCTTTTGACCACACAAGGTAACTGGGCGTCTACCAACCGCGTTCAATTATCAGGCACTCAGCAATGGAACAACGCCGGCTACGATAATACCGTAGTGGCATCCAGCATCGAGGGTCGCATTGACACGGCTAAAGAAGCGGTCAGAACTCAGACTGGCGGTTATGAACCTAACACCATCATTATCCCGTCCGCTGTAGCCAAGATCGTTAAGAAAGATTCCAAAATTAGAGATATCATCAAATACACTCATGCCGAATTATTGGTCGATGGCGATTTGCCTGCCAAACTTTGGAATATGAATGTATTGATTCCGAAAGCCAGCAAGAATACGAATAAAGAGGGCAACGCCACTCAGACTCTAACCGATGTCTGGGGCAAGCACATTGTTTTGCTTTACGTTCCGTCTTCTGCTGCTTTAGATGAGTTCTCTTGCGGTTATATCTTCCGTGTCAGCAATTCTGCTCACACCCCTTGGGGCGCGCGTACATGGAGAGAAGAACCGGAAAAGAAAGAAGTAATCGAAATCGAAGTTTGCCAAGACGAAAAATTGGTCAGCAACGTGGGCGGTTACTTAATCGAAGACGTCATTGCGTAATTTAGCGAGGGGCGAACACCATCGCCCCTCATTTAGATAATTAATTTAACTCACTCATATGTCCGAAACAAAGAATCCAATTGATTTGATAGCCGAGGCGTCCGCATTGCAATCTCAATTATTGGGCAGCAAAGCGGAATACGAGGTTATCTCTCCAGCCGGATTGTTTAAGAACGGCGAAACTTACGAGCAAGGAAAAACCATCGTGCTTGATAAGTTCACCGGGGGCAACCAAGAGCGAGCTAAGGCAGTTAAATTTATTAAAGATTTATAATCATATGGACAATAAAAATTTAACCGACCGAGTAGCTCGTAAAGGTGCGCTTCGCATTGAACTATTCGGCCCGGACGGAAAATTAAAAGAAGAACGGAATATAACTAACTTGATGACCAACGTAGGTGAGGCTCATATAGCTGATCAGCTTTCTTCCGCACCGGACGAAAGCGCAATGAGCCATATGGCGATCGGGACTGGGACAACCGCCCCGACTTCGGCCAATACCGCGCTGGAATTTCAGATAGATAGAAATGCTTTAACTTCGAGGACTCAGGGCGCAGGCGGTGATGACAATGACGTCATCTACGTAGGCGACTGGGCCGCCGCCGATGGCACTGGCGCGATTACCGAAGCTGGCATTTTCAACAGTTCCGCTTCTGGCTCTATGTTGGCGCGCGCGACTTTCGCCGCGATTAATAAGGGTGCTTCCGATACTCTAAAAATTACTTGGACGGTCACGATTGGCGCGTCCTAAATAGTAATATAACTCTGCTCTTTTGCGTAGAGAGCAGGGATTATATTATTAAACTTTATGGCGATAGCATACGATGAAAAAGTAGAAAGACAGGGGGTAACACCGGGAACATCGTTGTCTTTTTCTCATACTTGCGGCGGATCAAATAGGCTATTGCTTGTTGGGGTTACTATCCATAATGCGACCGCCAAAACAGTCGCCGTCACTTACGGCGGAGTTTCAATGACTAAAATAGGCCAGGCATGTACAGACGACGGCGAGTACTCTTATTTATTTTATTTACTTGATCCAGCGTCAGGGGCAAACACCGTTGCGGTATCGTGGGGTGGCGGAAGTGAATATGTTTATTGCGCATCAGTATCTTATACCGGAGTAAAGCAGACAGGACAGCCAGACGCCAATACGACTGGAGTTCAAAATACGACAAATTTTTCTTTATCCGTCACGACTATTGCTGATAATTGTTGGACAATGGCATTAATGACTTGTTGGGATAAGGATATTGTAGCCGGGGCAGGAACTACACTAAGAGCAGTTAATGATAACAACGCCACCCGAACATATTCGGCTATTTTTGACTCTAACGCCGCGAAAACTCCGGCAGGAACATCAACTTTAACCGCTTCTTTAGCCGGCGGACATTGGGCTGGGATTATAGCATCTTTTGCGCCGTATGTTTTAAATCCACCGGACGCGCCGACAAACGTAGCCGCGACAGACGGCGATTATACTGATAAAGTTAGAATTACTTGGACAAAATCAGCAGGTGCGACAGGATATAAGGTTTATGAGGGCGCGAATTTAATCGCTACTTTAGGCGATGTTGATACTTACGATGATACTGGGGCCGGCGCGCCGACAATCACACCGGGAACGGCGGACGCGAGCGACGGATTATATACCGATAAAGTGGTTTTGACTTTATCCGGCCACTCAACGAGCAACGGCGCATCAAGAACATATGGCGTAAAAGCAACCAATGCCGCCGGCGATAGTTCTTTAAGTTCGACTGACACCGGATACAGAGGAGTCGGATCGATAACCTATCAATGGCAGAGAAGCGCGGCGGATAGCGATGCGTCATATTCCGACATCGGAAGCGCAACGACTAACCCTTATAACGACACCGGCGCACCGTCTGACGGAAGCGGACGCTATTTTAAATGTGTTCTTAATGCGACAGGGGCGTCCGCGGCGACATCAACAGCCAATAGAGGATATCGCGCGCAAAATTTAACTAAATCGTTGGCGGAAACTTTAACGCTTACGGATTCAATTAAGAAAGGCCCAGAAAAGAAAACAACAGATAATCCGTCGCTTGCCGATTCTCTTTCAAAAACAGATCAGATGAAAAGGACAGAAACCTTGAATTTAGCTGATGCCTTAGCACGCCAACTCGGTTTCTTTAAAACTCAAGCGGAAACATTGGCGTTAGCCGATTTAATTAAAAAAACCACAGGAAAATATCGAACGGAAAATCCAGCGGTGGCCGATGTTCTGCAAAAAACAATCATAAAATATTTGACTGATAATCCTGCGACCGCCGATGCACTTTTAAAAACATTAGGAAAATATAAAACAGAAACAATAAACTTAAGCGATTTGATTAGTAAAACAAACGGCAAATATTTAGCAGAATTATTAAATTTAAGCGATATATTCAGATTTGATTCGGCGATAAATTTAACCGAGTCTTTGGCGGTGACTGGCGATGCCTTATCCTTGACAATTAACTCAAATATTAGTGATAGCGTCCAAATAAGCGACGTTATCGGCTTGGTTACCGTCTACAACCGCATAATTTCCGAAAATTTGCCCCTCTATGACGCGATTACGGCGGTTAGCGAGTATTTCCGCACTATAGGGGAAACGGTCGCCTTGGCGGACGATATATCGGCAAGTCTGGTTTTATTCAAAGACTTGTCGGAATTACTGTCGGCGCAGGACTTAATAAGGTTTGAGGTCGGAAAATATACGGCCGATAATCTTAATTTAAGCGACGTTATCGGCTTGGTTTCAACTTATTATAGGAATTTGGCTGATCAATTAAATTTATCGGACGAAACGCGTGCGGTAATTGAAAAAAATATATTGGATAATTTAAATTTAAGCGACAGGTTAACATTCACTTTTGAAAAAATATTATTAGGGATGGTGACATTATCAGATTTGTTTTCTGCTGGGGTGGAAAAGGCGGTTGCGGACGGAACGGATTTAAGCGACTCATTGGTTGCCGAAAAAGTGACGGTGCAAAGTTTGTCTGATAGCCTGGTAATTTCCGAAGTCTTGATAAATGATGTCGGCAAAGGAATCGCCGAAAATATATCGGTTAACGATTACATAAACACGGCCACAAATTATAATATCGGTATCCAAGACTCGGTTGCCGTTGTCGAGAGATTAATTAAAGATTATAATTTGGGATTAAGAGAAGCGATAACTTTGGTCGATAATTTATTAAGGGAAGTAATGCGACCACTTCCTAAAGAAACGGTTATACCGAAAAACAGGGACAGAATTGTCATGACGAACTCGAAACGCGACAGGATAATATTAATATCTAAATTAAAATAGTTCATTTTAAACAGGGGGCGAGCAAGATTAAAAGAGCAATAGGCAATGGCCTGAGTCTATGCAAAACCCCCTCTTTTATCAAAAGTTAAATTTAAATAATTAATTTAAAAACATTATGCAAGCATTAAAAACATTCTTAGCATGGTTAAGCGGGAAAAAAAGTATTATCGCCGGCGTGATCACCACGACTTCGGCATTTTTGGCTTTTAAAGGGATTATTTCGACAGAGGACGCGGCTTTTATCAACGCCCTATCGTTAATCTTCTTTGGAACGGCCAGCGTAGCGACTGGGAAATTAGTCTATCCTAAAGAATAATTTTTAATATATGGCAATCAACAAGGATAAAGAACGGATGGCAATTGGGATTTCCGATATTTTATATAAACAGGTTTCCTTTTGGTTATCAGTTTTTGCCATAGTATTTGGGGCGTTTATTTATATAAGCGCTCCATCAAGGGACAATGATACGGCTTTGCAATTGCAGGATCAAAGAATAAGCGCGCAACAGAAGACGATTGATGGCCTTAATCTTACCCAACAAAACGATACGAAAGAATTAAAGAATGAAGTCGCCGGCCTGAGAACAGAGATGCAGTTATTAACAAATTCGGTGGTGGAGTTAAAAACTATAATCAACGAAAGAATACCATCGAAGAAATAATTAAATGCTGGAAAAATTTTTAAATATAATATTTTATTTCTTAGTATTTTTAGCGATAAGCGTTATTTTATTGGGATTTTTAGGATGTTTTGCTTTAACCGGCAAGACAATCGCTGACGTAATAGTATATTTATGGTATTAGGCGCAATACAAAAACCAAGAACTCCGTTCTCTTACGAATTTAAGGGAATGACGGATATCGAAGAAAATATTTTGTTCGAAGACGGATGTGTTCAATATTTGCCAGAGGTCGAAGAACAGATATCTTTATTTTTTGATATTTATGGATGTGCTTCGTTTTCGTTTAATAACGCCTTAGAAACCCTATGCAGACGGAAGATGGAATTAGGCCTATTTTCAAAGGATAATATCAAATGGCTTAATGACAACCTATGCAAAAATGGAATAGTTAATATTTCTGACAGGGATCTTGTGGTGTTGTCTGGAACTGACCCGGAAAAAGGAAATGATGGCTGGTCGGTATTTTTGACGGCTCGCAACAAAGGGATAGTGTCGGAAACAGTCGCGCCCTATGATTTAAGGGAAAGGAACTATAAAAATAATAATCAATTAGATTATTATAGCTATAAGCGGACGAAGAAAGCGCAAGAATTAGCAGACGAATTTAGAAAAAGATTTGAGATTAAGGCTGAATGGGTCAACCGCGATAATTGGGAAGAAGCGAGCAAACGCGGATGCTTACAGGTTTATACAAAAGCGTGGTTTAAGCGCGGCGATAAATATTATAATCCAACGCCGGGCGAATTTGGCCACGCCATTGAATTGGCGCAATTAAGTTCGCTAAAAATATTTGATACTTATAATCCGTTTATTAAAGAAATGGAAAAGATAGAGGATTTTTATTCGCTCGCTTTAAAAATTAATATATTTGACAAAAGTATGACTAAGCCAAAATTGGAAAATAACTCGTTAGTTTTAATGGTAACCGGGCCGGGCGATGTCGGTCTTTTCTTGGATGACCGAATCATTAAAGACAATCCGGCTCTTATCATGACGACTTGGTTGGCGCGCAATGTTAAAAACGGAGTATTCAGCGGCGGCCCGGTGCGAAGTATAACGCAAGAACAATGGAATTTGTTCGATAAAACAGATTTAAAAGGAAATAAATTGTAAAGTCTGGCGATAAATGTTATAATTTAGATATAAAAATATGCCAATATCATTGATTATTCCAAACGAAAATGCGATAAAAAGCGAAAAGTCAGCCGTAGGCGCGAGCCAAACATCGGTCGGAACTGCTTTGGAATTGGAAAATAATCAGGGTTTATTGGTCAACGATTTCGTTTGTGTGGGGCGAGAGGGTTCGGAAAAGGCAGAATTAAAGCAAATTGATACGGTAAACTCCGATCAGAAGAATATAGCCCTAAAAACAGCGACTAAATTTATCCACCTGCAATTTGAGGAAGTAGTAAAATTCCTTTACAACAAACGGCGCATTTACAGAAAACTTGTGGGCGAAACTTCGTTCTCATTAATTGCGACAATCGATATCGAAGTAGACCGTCCGCTCGGGACTTTTTATACCGATGATACGGGAGTAGACACGGCACAATATAAAGCGACTTATTATAACTCGGTGACAATGGTTGAAACGAGCATTAATGACGCCAGGGCGGTTTATGGAAGCGGCGGAAATCATTATTGCCTTTTAGATGAGATTAGAGAGGAGGCCGGATTTAACAGTAATGACAATATCGAAGACGAGAGAATATTCCGCCTGCGCGCGCGTAGCGAGGGCGAGGTCAACGCCAGTTTAGTCACCAATTATTCGATGCCTTTAAATACGCAAACCTATTGGGAAGATTCCTCAGCTCAAGAATTAATCAGGCAAATAACGATTTTATTATCAGCCGGCTGGTTATTATGGCAAGAATATCCTGACGAGAGAGAAAACGGCACGAGCAAGGACGGACTGGTAAAGATTAAAGAAGCGCGCTCGATGTTGAAAGACATCCGAGAAAATAGATTATTATTACTCGGAAGTGATAACGAAGAATTGTCGCCGGCAACAGGGGTGGGGATAACTGGATATCCAAACGATTCAATGGTCAGTATTCCAGACTCAAATCACGACAATGACGATAATTATATATTTCAGTTAGGGAAATCATGGTAAAAATATGCAGATTTACTTTGAAATAGAGGGCCAGGTAGAAATGAATCGCCGAATAGGGAAATTAGCCAATGGAATAAAAGATTGGTCGCAAGCGACAAAGGCAATCGGAGAATATCTGACTAATTTCTTTACAAACGATGTATTTAATAGCGAGGGCGCAGTTTTCGGCGAGAAATGGGTAGACGGAAAATATTATCACAGACTGCAAAGAACTGGCGCAATGAGAAATAGTTTTTATTTTGAAAACGACAAGAATCAGGTATCGGTGGGAAATAAGGCGGAATATTTTAAATACCACCAGAGCAATCAACCGAGAAAATCCAAACTTCCGCGGCGCATAATGATGAAGTTAGACGAGGCGCGAAAGAGAAAGATAGTTAAATTTTTTCAACAGCAAATTATTGCTTTAACAAGATAGTATGAGAATAGCCGATAAAATAACTAAATATTTAAAGGACGCCTGCGATAAGAGAATCAAGAGTTATTATTTTGGCGATCCTTTAATAATCCCGGCATCAAATCTGCCGGCATTAATCGTTAGCAAAAGGCAAAGTGTCGTAAATCAGGGCGCGACCGGACTTGATGAAGTGGATAAAATTTATTCGATTAAACTCGTTTATAATAAAAAGGACGAATTAGGAAAGAACCCCAATGAGGTGGCGGTGCAAAGAACGATAGCGGATATGGTCGAGGGCATAGATGAAAACGGAAATTTTACGGAAACATCCATTGTCGGAGTATTAAGAAAAAACTTTACGCTTGGCGATGCCATAGAAAATCAGGATATGTCAATAGAATATTTTTTGGCCGAGCGCGGCGATTTAATAACAGAAGAAGCAGAAATAATTATTAATATAAAAGATTTTGTGAGCGTCCTAAGTCGTTCATAAAACTAACAGCAAAAATATGTCTGATTTTACAAAGAAAGATTCCCTGGCCAATATCGGCTATTTAGCGATCGGACAGGAAACAACCAAAGGCACGCCGGTCAGACCGACTGTAGTAGTGCCGCTTTATGAAGAAAGTTTGTCGACCAATTTAAACCTCGACATGGACAATCCGATCATGGGCAACAGGTTTGCGCGCTATTTTAACTTTAAAGGTTTACGCGAGCATAAAGGTACGCTTAAAGTTTTAGCCGAACCGAAGACATTCCCTCACTTCTTGAATATGATCATGAAGAAAGGAACGACCACTACGGCCGGAAGTGTCCAAACTCATCCTTTTACGGTCGACAATGATACGCCAGTATCAAAATCATATACCATTGAAATATTGAAAGGTGATGTTGTTTATCGTTTTTATGGGGTGGAAATTTCTCGCTTGGCCTATATCTTTGAAGCTAACACGATGAAGTTAAATCTAACCGTTTCCGCCCTGGGCCAGTTCAGCATTGCCCCAATATCGTCCGCGGCGACTACGGCCGTGGTTTTAGCCACAGATTACGATGACGCCCCAAATAAGGGCATTGTGGCAGGCGATACGCTGGTATTTGTTAAGGTAACGGGCGGAACTTCTGATACTTACGAAGAAAAGCTGGTTTCGGCCGTAAATGTCAATGGCACAGGCGTGACGGTATCGGCATTATCCGGAACGTTTACGACCGGCGATTATTGCTACTTAAAGAAGCAAGCATTAGTGCCGACTCTGGGCGAACCGTTCAAGTGGTCCGGGTGTAAGTTCTATATTGGCGATACGGCCGCGGCCGCGCTCGCAGGCGCAGAAACTAAAGTAGAACAGGGAAGCGCAATTGAATTAATCCACGAGTTCAATGTAGACGGTGGAGAAAAAAGAAGCGGATCATTAGACCCGGTCGCTCTGGTCAGAAAACAGTTTGATGTTGATATTAAGATTAAAAAGTCATTTGACGATTATAAAGATTTTGAAAGATTTATCTCGATCAGAAAACGCTCTCTAATAATTAGATTTTTTAGCACGATTATATCTGGAACTGATAAGAACGAAGTCAGAATAACAATAAATAATCTAAAAATTAAAGAAGCCCCGAATCCATTAAAGACCGGCGAAATAATTTATCTTGACGCCGCTTATTCCCCTCAATTTGATGCGACCGATACCCAGGCACTTGACGTTAAAGTAATCAATGACGTGGCCGGATCAGCTTATAACTAAATTTAGTATTCAGGGGTAAAAGTGGCTGGTGTTCCATGAGTAGCCCCTTTATATAATAAACACTAAAAATATGCCAATTTTAAAACAAGCCGAAGAAACTAAAGAAATAACTTTGCCGGAAAGCGGTGCGAAGTTAACAATTTTAAGCGGTATTAATTACGGAATGATGTTAAAAATCTGGGAACTGCCAGATACGGACAAAAGACAAATGCTAACAATCGCCGCGCAATTAATCACTGATTGGGATTTTACGGACGAGAAAGGCGAGAAAATTCCTGTCACCTCGGAAAATTTAGAAAAATTATCGAAAGAGGACGGGGTATTCCTGATCAAAGAAATATCCGGTTATTTCGACCAAAAAAAAACTTCAATTTAAAGATAATTCAAACTCTTGACGGAGTTTGCGATGACATTCCGCAGGAATATATTATCTATCGGCTCTGCGAAAAATTCGGGTGGACTGAAAAAGAAGTTTTAGAAAGCTCATTTTCATTTGTAAACTCAATCCTAAAAATAATGAAGATCGAGCGAGATTATATAAATTGGAAAAAAGATAAAAAATATGCCGGCAAATGATGTCACACAAAATATAATCGTTAAAGCTAAGAATGATACTGAATCAACTTTTAATAAAGTTAAGGCGGATATTAACGGAGTAAAAACGGCAAACGAAAGCATGGCCACGTCTGTATTTAAAGGCGTGGCTTCTTGGGATTTATTGAAGACCGGAGTGAGAACGGCGACCGAATTTATAAGAAGTAGCATAGAAGCGTCATCTAAAGCTCAGCAAGAAATGGCGATGGTTCGCCAGAATGTAGAGAACGCCGGCATTGCCTATGATTCAATAAAGGATAAGCTCGATGAATATTCGAAGAAGATGATTCAAATGGGCTTTGACGATGAAGAAACGGCCACGAGTATGTCACGCTTAATGCTGGTGACCAAAGATTACAGCAAAGCCTTGACTCTTAATCAATTAGCCGGGGATTTAGCCAGAAACAGCGGTCAGAGCATGGAAGAAACGACTAAAGCCCTGACAATGGCTCTTGGTGGCAATATTAGGTCATTAAAGCTATATGTGCCAGAACTTAAGGCCGGCGCGTCTGCGGCCGAGGTTTTAGCGGCTGTCCACGAGAAAGTAAAGGGATCAATGGAAACATTCGCCGCCACGACCGAGGGAAAAATGCAGATAATGAGGGTTACTTATTCAAATTTTAAAGAACAAATCGGGGATATATTTGGCCCGGCACTAAACGTAGCTTTGACAAATTTTAATAGCTTTTTAAATGCGGCTGATAACAATGCTGGAGTAGCGAGCGAATCGATAGCGTCTAAATTATCAAAAGCATTTGCCGTGGCCATGACACCGAGCGCATGGAAAGCCGGCGGTTTACAAGTTTGGAACGAGGCCATTGTAAAGCCAGCCGAAAAATTTGGGAAATTTTTTGTCGATATATCCGATAAGATATACGGCACGCAATCAAAAATTGCGCCTTTAACTTCGGAAAAAATAGACAAGACAATTCAGAGTTTAGACGCCGAAACTAACGCGACCGTAAACGCTGCACTTGAAACTTTAAAACTGCAAAAGGCAATCGATAATGTACCGCCGAGTTACGAGGGAATGGGTGCGGCCGGGAGTGACTCAATGAAAAAGCAAAAGGATGCTATGCAGGGTGTGCTTGACAAACTTAAAGATTATAAACAGAGCATTCAAGATATTAAAAAGGCAGAAGAAGATGAATCGCTGGCATTTATAAAAAGTCAGATAGAAAAAAATCAGAGTTTTAAACAGCAATTAGCCGACATGGTTAAAAGCCATAAAGAGGCGTGGTTGCAGGCTAATAAAGACCGCGAAGCAATAGAAAGGGACGGTATTAAAACAGGCGAAGACTTGCAAAAAGTAGGTGAATTAAAAGCCAAAGCCGAAAGAGAATTTGCCATTATTCAGCCCTATTTAAATGATACGGAAATGGCTAAATTAGCCGAAACATCGGATGTGGAAAGACTGATCACCTCGCACCGGGCCGAACAAGCGCAGGACACGGTTGATACCGCGCAAAGACAGGCAGATTTAGCGGCCAAAGCCCAAAATATTTATATAAATTTTGACCTTAAGGACACGACCATAACGGATAAAAACTTTATTGAAATGGTTAAAAAAGAATTAAACAACGCCTTAAACACGGTCAAAATAGCTTATTAATATGTCTATTCAATACGATTCAACAGAATTACAAAATGCGACCTACGTGCCGCGATACGTGAAACATGAAACCGCCCCGGAACGGTTGATTAATAGTATAAAACTGGCAAGACAGAATGGCGAAATAATTATAGACGACACAATGGCGGTTAAATATATTGATATCATTGGCGTTTTAATAGGCACAAGTCAATCGGATTTAGAAACTAAAATTGACGCGTTTAAAGAATTAATCGCACGCAAAGATAAGAATCTCGATATTACCTGGGCCGGCGGAACGCGGCGATATGTTTGCCGATCGGTCAAGCACGAATTTAGTCGTGATTTTTATAATATTCTGCACGTCCCTTATTCGATAAGGTTTTTTGTTCCAACCGGATATGGAAAAAATACTTCGGAAACAACCGCTCTCGACAAGTCAGGAATAACTGCTACGACCGACACCGAGGCAATAACGTTCGAGGGAAGCTATGCGCCTAAGGCCAGACACAAAATAACAATTACAACCAGAGGAAATGCCGATGTGATTAGAGTCGAGAACGTAACTTCTGGCGATTACATGGATGTCGATTTAGACGGATTTTCTAACGGCGATTATTTCGAGATAGACGAAGAAAATCAGACCATTAAAAAGAACGGTACAACCAATTTAAATTATCGCGGGAAGTTTCCGGTTGTTTCTACCGGCGCGAATAGTTTAAAGATTACGGTTTACGGATCAGGCAGTAACGGCGAAGAATACCAGGTATCAGGATCAAGCGACTCCGTGTTGGGAAGTATTGTGACTGATCCATGGATGGCGCAGAGCTTTATTGCCACGCAGAGCGGCCGGCGACAGAAAGTGGCTATTGTTTTAAAGAAAATAACATCGGGCGCGTTGGGTGGGTATGGAGTTTTAAAAATTTACGAAGATAATAACGGCAATCCAGAGAATGGCCCAGCGTTGCCGATAGGCACGACAAATGAATTTAGGTTGAATGTTTCAAGCATGCCGACAAATTTTACATTATCGGATTTTACTTGGACGGGGGCAGATTCGACTAAGCCATTTTTAACCAAAGGAAAAAGATATTGGTTAGTATTTAATCCGACCAATTTAACCGGCACAGACGCAAATAATTTGGTAGATTGGCGACACAACTCCGACCCGACCAGTTATCTTAACGGCAAGAGCATGTGGCGCAAAAGCGATATCCTGCCGTGGCAAGACGGATATGCCGGGTCTGATGTAAGCGCGGGCGGTGTGGTGGCACAGGTAGACGCCGACTTTGAAATTTATCGCGGATCTGACGGCGGTGCAGCGAGCCATAGTATTGTCTGGCAGATTTACTATACGAAAAAATATCTCTAATTTATGTCAAAAATATTAACGATAAAATCTTTTGATACGGACGGCGTCTTTGTTAAAATAATAACGGACGCCACTTTTGAGAGTTTTCGCAAGACGATAAATGGCGGCCTAAGCGATTTGACTTTGAAACTGGCCAGAAAGATAGATACTTTTAACACGGCCGGCGATGTGACGGTGGGGAATAAAATTGAGATATGGGTTTATGACGAAGAATCAGGTGTGGCCGGAATTTTGCTTTATAGTGGATATATCGAGCAACAGAACATGGTTTTAAATGGCGGCGAAGAATACGTGAATATCGTTTGCTACGGAACGGTGGCAAAATTAAATAACGATGTTTTAAAAGAAGACGCCTATACCAGACTTTATACTAAATTAACCGATGGACTGACCACGACCTCGGCCAGCAAATCGGCCGCAGAAGTATCGGATGTCATCCGAGCCATAGTTAGCCGATTTAATACGGCCAATCCAAGCAACCATATTTATAGCGATGAAACTGGAACGGACACGATAACCGATTCGGGCAACCAGATGTATTATGAATTTAATGCCATTATTTATTTTAATGCTCTCGAAATTTGCAGAGGGATAGCCCCGCAAAATTGGTACTGGTTTTTAGACAGCGAGAATTATCTCCATTTTAAGGAAATATCCGCTACGGCCGATCATACGTTTTTATTATCAAAGGATGTCGCGCGCATACAGGCGAGCAAGGCGGCCGACTCGATTAAAAATGTTTTACTTTTATTCGATGGCAATTTGACTTATAAGCAATACTACGACACCGTATCGATAGACCAATACGGCCGGCGCGTTAAGCAGATTACCGACAGCAACATTCAGGATTCGGCGACAATGGATAATATCGGGGCATCATTTTTAGGGGAAAATAAAGATCCGAAAGTTAGACTTGAAATAGACATCATTGATAGCAACGAGAGCGACAAGGGGTATGATATTGAAAGCATTGATCCTGGCGACACCTGCAAGATTACAGGCATAACTCCGGACGGGAACGTGTTCAGCGATAATATGGTCATTAAAGAAGTTCAATGGACACTGGGAAAGGCAACCTTAACAATAGAAACGGAAAAGGACTTTGATATTAATCGTTTTATTTTGGACATGAAAAAGCAGGTGGATGATTTAACGAAAAATAGCAGCGGCACGATGCCGGACAATTATACTTAAAAAACAAAAAATAATTATTTTAAAAAATGCGTTGGGGATAACTTTCTCTGCGTATTTTTTGTTTGGCAAATATTAGCATAATTTAGGCGTTATTTATAACTTGTTAAAACCATAGACAAAAGACTTGATTTTTGATATGATTAAAGCAGATTAAAAATAATTATATTTTATGCCAGAAGACACGAGTAAAGATTATCCAGTCGGCCAGATGGTTGAGCCATACGATATCTGGCGCGATGAACAAGAAGACTAATATGACATTCAAAAGAAATTTTCATTTAGCAAAAAAGTGTTATCCAGATAAAATCGCAAAGAAAATATCCGGATATGCAAATTCCCAATATGAAGCACCAAAATACTTGAGATTTATATTAAGAATGTTGCGCGAGGGCTGGAGAGTTAAATTGTACATTCCGAGAGAGAGTAAAATATCAAAATACGTATTTGTTTATAATAACGATCGGATATATAAGATAAGATTTTCTAATCATAAACCGATTATACAGAAAGAACTTGATAATGACTGCGACTTTTATGCCGGCATCAGCAACATGAAGATAATGACGACCGAGCAGATTGCTAAAATAATTTTAAATAAGAAATAATTAAAATCATATGAACGGACAAATCAGTTGGCGGACAGCCAACAAAAAAAGAGAAAGGTTTCTTGACAGGCAAGCACCAGAATGGCTATGGATTACCATGTTTCTACTGGTCATTGCTGGATCGGTGGCAATAGTCGCAAATTACCCCAAATTTGACCCAGAAATGGCTATCGGCGCACAAATAGACCAATCCGAGCCTGAAACGCCAGTAGAGGGGCAAATTTTGCCAAAAACAGGGGTTGTAGGGGTAGCATCGTGGTACGATTACAGCTTAAATGGTATAGAATGGTCAAAAGACCATAGCACCTGCGCCTCACGCGATCACAAGCGCTATAGCACGATAAGGGTGACCAACATGGCAAACGGCAAGAGCGTGGAGTGCTATGTCAACGATTTCGGCCCGGAGTTAGGGCAGACACCAGAAAGACATATTGATTTATCGAGCCATGCATTCAGCCAGATAGCGGACTTAAAACTCGGATTAATAAACGTTAAAATTGAAGAGTTATGAACATAAAAGAATTATCTGACTCATCCTTAAAAATTCTGATCCATAAAAATTTAGAACAATCATTATTGGCGCACGAAAGAGGGGACGAGAAAAGCCGAGCGACGCACGATAGAACAGCAAAAATTATAAGCGATGAATTACAAAAAAGAAAAAATATATGAAAAAAATAATTATTACAATCATTCTATTTATGGGATTAGCAATCCCGGCGTCAGCATTTTATTTTAACAGCGAACTGGTAAATATTTGGAATAGTCGGCCAGACCTGCAAAAGGCATTTCCTGGCGATCCATCCACCAACGACAAATTGGAAACCTGGGCCAAGAAATACGGCTGGAAAGAAAACCCTGAACTTTTTAACTATTATCCGGATAAAGCCATAGTGGAGAAGATAGTTGATAATAAAACAAATGACCGAATAACCGCGCTTGAAGCGCAGGTAGCCGTGCTAACCGCTAAGATTAATCAGACACAGCCCGGCCAGACGACTATAATCAACCAAACGAGCCAGACCGAGGGAATGTGGAAGTCATGCAGAATTTACGAGAGTGGACAAGTGATGTGTCCTTTAACTTTAGAAGAAATACAGTCACCAAATTATACAAGAGGGTGGATAAATTATTCAATTTTAATCAAATGAACAATCGACCTTTAACGGATACGCAACAGCGCGTCCTAACAATGATAGCCGATCGAGAAAAGAACCATCCGATTACAAGTCACGAATTAATGGTATTTCTCGACATCAAGGATAAAGACGGAAAAGTAGGGGCAAATTTAAGATCGGTAGTAAACACCCTGCGCGATAAAGGTTTTCCAGTTTGCGCTAACGGAAAAGGATATTATTATCCACAGACGCCGGAAGAACTTCAAGACTATATCGAGTCATTTCAAAACCGGATAAACCAACAGCAAGAGGCGTGCAATAATTTAAAAAGTAAGCATATGGATTGGATAATCGCGCGCTCAAGTCATGCTCCGGAAAAAGAAAAACAATTAGAACAAACGAAATTAATTATTTAATAATATATGATCAACAAACTTCCATTAACGGAAAGAGAAACGGACATCTTAGCATTTATCTATGGTTACATAGATGACAATAAGTTTTCGCCGACAAGACAAGAAATCGCGAATAAATTTAAAATGTCCACGCAAGCAGCCGATTATTTTGTCGGCCAATTAGTAGCAAAAAGTAAGGTTAAAATTTCGGCTAATAAATGGCGAAATATTAAGATAAATTAAAACTTGCTAAAAAACTTGATATTTGCTATAATTAAAATATCATTGTGGATAACTAATTAACTAATATAAATATGAAAAAAGACACGGGAAAGTCTAAGACCGCGACTAAAAACAAGGTCATCGATGCCGAGGTTATTAGCGAAGAAAAAAAACCCAAGACCAAGGCAATCGCGAAAGTGGAAAATCAGGCATTAAGTTTTAATGCCGAAAATTTAATCTCGCAAGCAATCGCCAGCAAAGCCGATGTCGGCACAATGGAAAGACTGCTCGCCATGAGAAAGACGCTAAAAGATGAATGGGCAAAAGAGCAATTCGACAAAGCGATGGCCTCTTTTCAATCGGAATGCCCGATCATCAAAAAGACTAAAACAGTGCGCACAAATAAAGGGGAAAACGCTTATAGCTACGCCCCTCTTGAATCAATCTTGATTCAGGTAAAGCCGATTTTAGAAAAGCACGGATTTAGCTATTCTATCCAAACCGAAACGGGCGACAAAGTAAAAGCGACCTGCCTTGCCAAGCATAAGGACGGATGGTCGGAGTCCTCGAGCATGGAAGTGCCTCTTGGGACTAAAACGCAAATAATGTCCGATACGCAGGTTGTGGCCGCCGCCTTAACATTTGCCAAGCGTTATGCTTTCTGCAACGTCTTTGGAATTTTAACCAGTGATGAAGATACGGACGCAAAGCCGGCAGACAAAAAAGACTCGACAAATTATCTTGATTTATTGAAATCGATATTAGTTAAAAAGGGCGCGAAGAATGCGACTGACGCTATAAATATCTTTAACGATATTACTGGATTAAATATCTCCGAGTTTCCCAAGCAGAACTCGCAACACGTCAAAGAAATGTACGAAACATTCATGGGGTCGCCTAAAGTAATCGAAGAATAATATGCCTAAATACTACTTTGACATCGAACAAGGAACTCCAGAATGGTTTAATATGCGCAAGGGAAGAATGACTGCCTCTCACGCGCAGGCGATAGCCAATCAAGGAAAAGGACTGGATACTTATATCCACGAGATGATGGCCGAATGCTATTCTAATGCCGACAAAGAGCAGTTTAGCAATAAAGACACGGATCGTGGCCACGAATTAGAGGATCAGGCCGCTTCGATATATTGCTTTAATAAAGGCGTAGAGGTTAAAACGGTCGGGTTTGTAGAGTATTCAGAGTTTGCCGGATGCAGCCCAGACCGTCTTGTCGGCGAAGATGGACTGCTTGAAATAAAATGCCCTGACGATAAAGCATATTTTCAGCATTTGCTCTACAAAGAAAAGGCCATTGATACAAAATATTTATGGCAAATGCAGATGGAACTACTTACCAGCGGGCGCGCGTGGTGCGATTACGTGGCTTATAATCCGAACTACGATGAGTCAATATTCATTTATCGTATATTTCCTGATCAGGAAAAATTCAAAGCCTTGCTCGTGGGCATAGAAATGGGAGAAGAAAAAATAAAATCAATTAAGAAAATTTTAAATAAATAAATTTATGATGGAAAATATACCAGATCCTAAGTACCACATTGGGGATGAGGTAATGTATAATTTTATAGATAGTAGCGGTGGCGGAATCGATGTTGTTGTGATAACAAGAATCCAATATATGGACGAAAGAACAGGCCGTAATATGTGGTTATATAATAATGGTGAATGTGGTTTTTTTGAAAATCAAATTATTAAAAAACTTAATTAATATTAAATTTATGAACGAATTATCCGTTTCAAAATTTGACCCACTAAAGGCCGAATTAATCGCCTTAGCGGAAAACGTCAGGACAACGGTCGCCAGCTCAAGCGGCGCGGCGGGCTATGAACTGATGAAAGAAAAAAAGAAACTACTTCAAACAAGGCGCGTTGACTTAGTCAAAGACCTTAAGGCCGAACGAGATGGTGCAATCAAATTCCAAAAGGCAATCGTAGAGGTGGAAAAAGATTGTCTTAAAATTATCGCCGACGTAGAAGACCCACTTGACGAAAGCATAAAGTCGATTGAAGATGCCAAAAAACGAGAGGAAAGAGTTGCAATTTTACCGGAACGAAAAGAAAAACTGGCCAGCATTGGACAAACCATGATAGATGATGACATTTTAGATATGGACGATAAGCAATTTGCACAGTTTTTCGTAGACAAGAAAATGATTTATTTAGAGGAAAAACAGGCCAAGATTGATGCGGAAAACAAACGATTAGAAGATGAACGTCTGGCCAGAGAAGCCGAATATAAAAGACAGGCCGATTTAGCTAAGGCGCGCGAAGAAGCGGCCGCCAATGCCAAAAAAGAAGCCGAGGAAGAAAAGGCACGAGCCATTCAGAAAGAAAAAGATAAGGCAGAAAAGGCCCGGCAGAGGTTGATTGATGATCAGGCCAAGAAAGACCAAGAGCGAATCGATGCCGAGAATAAAGCCAAACAAGACGAAGCGGATAGGATAGCTAAAGAAAAGGCAGAAAATGAAAGACTGGAAAAAGGAAAAAAATATCAGAAATTTTTGGCAGATAACGGATGCACCAAGGAAACCGAGAGCGAATTTTATATCAAGAAAGAAGAATTAAAGGTCGTTCTTTATAAGAAAGTAGGAGAATTTAAGATTTAATTTTATGTGGAATAAGGCAGATCAAATCTTAAAAAACGAAATAAGAAAAATTGATGTTAAAATCACCGCGCACGAAAGCGCAATCAGGAAATTAAGAGCCGATAAAGCAGAGCTTGAGGCCAGCGTTAAAAAAATTAATTAATCATTTTTATGGATAAAATCAACGAAACAATTAAGGAACTGCAGGAAAAATTAAAAGATTTCCCTGCCGATGTTAACACCTATATTCTGTTAACAACCTTAAGAGAACTTCTCGCGCCGGCGCATGCTAAATTGACGATGGCCGATGACGAACAGAGCGATATAGTTTGCCGGCAAGTAAAATTAATTGCTGATATGGCATCGGCGATTATCGACTTAATAAACATTAAAAAAGTCGAAGTAAAGAACTAACATAATTATAAATATCCTGCAATTTCTTGGTCTTAAAATAATTTAACTAATATAACATAAAAAATGTTTATGTTAAAAAGTTATCCCCAAGATAATTACAGGAAAAACAAAAAAATATGAATCCGACAGAAAAACCAATAGAGTTATTAAACGGAAAAACTGCGCAGTTACCAGACTGGCAATTTAGGGAAATGATTGTCGAAAAAATTAATGAGATAATAATTTTCATTAACGACAATACCGTTGTTAGCAATGAAGAACAGGAAAATGAAGAAGAAATATTAAAAAAAGATGAAGAAGAAAAAGTCGAAAAAGAAAAGGCCGAGGAAGCGAGGGCGGCCGAAGAATTAGCCAAACAAAATGCCGGCGGAAATCAAGTATAGGGAATTTCCCGATGAATGCTTTTATTGCGGAACGACAGGGTGGGCGGCGGGTTTAGAGGAACACCATCTATGGCGATCAAGCCAAAGACCTCTAAGCCCGTCCGTATGGCTTTGTCACCGATGCCACGATAGGGCAACATTCGAGAAAGACTTTGAAATTAAATTACAAAATATTTATTTATATCAATATGAACACCTTACCTTTAAACCCGGCACAATCGCAAGCTATGGGTTTGATAGATACAATCCTAAC